CAGTATCAGATCAAGCGGCCGCATCGAAGTTCGCGGGCCGCGTTGCTGCTGGTGAGTTCGACGCCAGCGCCGAGGAAAGCGAGGAATGGGCACGGTCCCAGACCGATCCCGATACCATCCGCGTCATGGACGCATTGGGGATTGGCCCGAACAGGAAGGGTGACCACTGATGACCGACGATCTGAAAGAGCGGCTGAAAGTCGTTGCTCGCTGCGATACCGACAGCACGATGCGCTACTTCGCCTACGCCGTCATGGAGCAAGACCCGGACGGTGATTATGTGACCTATATCGCCGCGAGGGCCCACATCACCGATCTGGAAGCCCGCCTCGCTGCCGCAGAGACCGAGATCATCCGTCTCGAACAAGAGGCGCTGCGGTTGCGTGAGGAACTGTTGGAACAGCGCGGCGCGAAGGCCGAAGCCGCCGCTATGATGCGCGAGGCAGAGGCCGAGCGTGACGCCGCCTTGGCGCAGGTGGCGATGACCGTGTTCTGCGCCGATTGCGAGAACACCACCACGCGCACCGATGACGACAGGTGCAGCGTCTGTGGTTCCGGCAGGATCATGGTTGGAAAGGCGCCGTCCGCAGCCCTCTCCCGCCGTGACGCGCAGATGCGGGCGGAGGGGCGCAAGGACGGGCTGCGGGAGGCGGCGGAGTGGATCGAAAGCGTTCCGCAGTCGCTGCCAAACCGACAGGAATACGCCAGTCATCTTCGCGCGCTGGCGGAGAAGGAGGCGGGCAATGGCTGACCACCTCCACCATCTGAAATGGCTGCTGAAATCCTGGCAGGACTACCCCGCCACCGGACGTATGGCCGCAACCCGCGAGCGCGCCATTGCCGAGCTGACGCGCGAGATCGAGGCGATGGAGTCCACCTGCCGCCGCTGCGGTGGCGAGATGCAGCCCGGCATCGCCATGGGCCAGACCTACACCGCCGGAGCGCCGGACTTCCCGGCTGACCGCGAGGGCGTCACCATGTCGGCAGGCGGGCCGGGCGTTGTGATCGAGGCGCGAAAGTGCAGCGCCTGCGGTCATTCGGTGACGCCGCCATGATCCGCCGCCGCGTCACGTCGCGGTGAAGGTCTGCCGCGCCACGGAGGACACCTGCGTCCAGCCGTTCTCCTGCATCGCAACCACGTCATAGGTCGTGCCCGCCACCAGCGCACCAGCCAGATTGAGTGCAATCGGGGCGGCGCTGTCCCCGTTCTTCAGGTTTGTCCAGCCGTAGAGGACCGCACCCGTGACCAGCCTGCGCTTGATGTCGCGGGGCGCGGCAACGCTGGTTCCGGTCGGCACAACCGCCCAGAATACCGGGTTGAGGTCGGTGTCGGTGGTGATCGTCGCCGCGGCGCTGGCAGCCGTAGTAGACGTGACAGTGAGGGACGACAGGGTTGGCGCAACAAGCCCCGCGATCTGAAAGCTGCTGGCGTCCGGCCCGGCGAAGCTGACGCGGTGGCCCGCAACGCCCGTCTTGGATTTCAGCCCGGCCATGACCTGTTGCAGGGTCGGATAGGTCACGCCGCCTATGGTCCAGTCCTCGTATTGCGCCTGCCAATTCGCCAAGGTCCAGCCATGCGTCTCGACGCAGCCCGAGACCGAAACAATGGCGTTGATCGTGCCTGCACCTAGGCCGCGGAACACGCTGTTTCTCAGGACGTTGAGGCCGGACTGAACCGCTTCGGTATCTTGCCCAAACCGAATGCCGCCGGTTGAGTTCGCAGGCAGGGTGTCGAGCGGCGACGGTGCCCACGCGCAATGCTCGATGCGCGATCCGACAGTTGAGCTAATAGTGAACGGGTAGATTTCAGCGCCGGACACCACACAGTCCCGCATAAGTGCCTGGTATCCATTTCCCGCATTGCTGACAAAGAACGGCTGCGTGTAGTTTCTTCCCCGGCAATCTCCGCTGAAATGGGCACTAGCCTCTATCACCAGCGTAGCCGGTATTGCCGGTGTATCACCTCCAAGGACCTGCAAGCCATCGCTGTGCGGGTTGTTTGTGTCAGATGGGCGCGCAAGATTGAGGGCCGACAAGTTGGCCGCGAACAAGACCGGCACAACCGGGTCGCCGCTTATTAGGGTGTAGGCGTCGGCGTAGCTCATGTATGAGGCGTTTCCGACAAGCTCACCCCAATATCTCGGCCTAATGCGGAAGCCACGCATAGCGCCAATGACGATGTTGTCGGTGAGGCGCAAACCGTCAACAGTTTGGGAGTTGTAGAACCCGTAATTCCCCGGGAAGCTGGTTTCGCCTGCCGTATAGTTCCCGTTCGGATCAGGCCGAGAGGCGATGGCAACGCATTTATCGACCCAGAGATTGCCTGTGGTGACGCTGCCGCCGCTGGCCTCTATGGGTTCCCAGCAGGTGATCTTGGTGGTGGGCGCAAAGCGGAGGTTGCGCCAAGTGACGTTGCGGGTTGAGCGGAACGAGAACCGGGTAAAATGCGCGCGGGCATCATAGGCCGGATCATGCGCGGTCAGACGCACGTCCGGGCCGTCGCCGAGAATGATGGTCCCCGCGCCGTCCGTGCGCCGAAGGAAGCCCGAAGCGCCGTTATCATAGAGGGCGCGGATGCCCTCGCGGATCAGGCAGGTCTTGCCATAGCTGCCGACCGATCCGGCGGCAGCAAACTCCGCAATCGTTGCAAACGCGCGCCAGTTGGCCAGCACCTCGACCGGGTAGCCGCCGACATCGTAGCTGCCCGCGACCAGCGTCGTGTTGGGGGTGATGATGCCGCCCGAGACCGTAAACGGGCCATAGGTGCCATCAGCGGGCGGGGTAGAGGTGTAATAGGCGGTGTTGAACGCGCCGGTGCCGGAGCCTTGGCCAACGCCAAAGCGCGCGACAAACAGCGATGCAGCCTCCGCAACCGTCTGCGCCGCGCTGGCAAACGTGCTTGTGAAGCCGCTGTAGGATACCACCTCGCGGACCTGCCAGACCTCGCCCTCGGCAACGACAGTAGACCCGTTATAGGCCACCCATGCCCCGCCATCGACGCGCATCTGCCGGTCTGCCGTCGCGCCCGGCGGCAGGTAGCTGCCCCACGTCACTGCGCTGGACAGCGTGTCGCCGTCCGTCAGCGGGGCGAGAACAGGGCCGGTGCCGGTGATCGGGTTGGCGCCGCCTTGGCCGATGGTTCTGGTAAGGCCGATGCCGATGGACAGGCTGATCATTGCTGGCACCCCGCGTCGATTGCCGCGATCAGCCGCGCGCCCGTGACCACAGACCGATCCCCACCATCAGCCGCCAGTGCCGCCGCGTGATCCGTCCGAAGCCGCGACGAGCCATCACAGGCCGCGGCCTGACTTGGCGCGTTCTGACAGCCAGCGGCGAGCAGAATGAGGGTCATCCCCGACAACAGCTTCGGCATCGTCCATGTCCTTTCGTGTCTTGGCATAGCGCTCAGCGGCTTCCAGAGCCGTTTCCTGCCGGGCTGAACGCTTGCCGCGGGCGAATGCGTAGAGCAGCGCCAGCAGCAGCGCGCCGGCGGCGTAGAGCGATCTGCGGAGGGAGCCGATCATTTGGGCCTCCGCGACAAGTCGAAGCCCAGCTTCGGACGGGGCAGCGGGACACGCAGCGGCTCGCCGTCCGGACCGAGAAGCGCGCTGATCCTGAACGGATGCGGGGCCTCGATATCCCGGCCCGAGCAATAGCCGTCCCATTCGTCGGGGAAGCCGTCCATGGCTTCGGTCCATGCGGCGCGCGGGTCGCTCATTTCGACAAATTCTCCCCGGTGACGGCGGCCTTCACCCGTGCTTTGCGGGCGCGGTCGATCATCCATACCGCCACCCCGAGGGCGATCAGCAGCAGGATCGTGGACTTGTGATCCTGCCACAGAAGTGAAAGCGTCGGGATGATGCCGCTGGCCCGCTCGATCACGTCCGCAGCGACAGGCAGCACGGCAGCCGCCCCGGCAACGCCGGTCGCTACGGTCGCCGAATCCGCGGCCTTGATCGTCTCGGACCCGCGCTTGCGCAGGTCGTCGGCGGACACGTCGCGCTTCTCGCGCGGTTTGGCATTCCTGAGGGCGTCCCAGGTCTTCGGGCCGACAACGCCGTCAGCATGTAGCCCCGCGTCAGCCTGGAAAGATCGCACCGCGCCATCGGTCAGCGGGCCGAACGCGCCGTCCTTCTTGCCCGAGAAATAGCCGAGACGTGCAAGCTGGTCCTGCAAATCCAGCACCATCGCGCCGCGGTCGCCGCGCCGAACGGTCGCCCGCCCGGTCTGCGGCAGGGAAGCGTCCGCCCGCCGGATGCCGAGAATTTGGCCCACCGGATAGAAGGCGTCCGAGACCTTGTTGCCCTGGTTGCCGCCGCGCACCAGCACCCGGTCGCCCTCGAAGCGCACAAGGAAGGCCACATGCCCCTGCCAGCCCGAGGGAGAGCCGCGCCAGAACACCACCACGTCGCCGGGGGCTGCTTTCTGCAGCGATACCTCGCGGCCCCATTGCAGATAGCTGCGGGCGTTCGGCTTGCCGGTGCCGGGAATGCCGAGAGAGCCGAGGACCGCGCCGACGAAGGATGCGCACCAAGCGACCCCGTCCTGCTGCACCGGCATTCCGGCGGCGGACCATAGCGCCTCGATCTCGGGGTTGGACCGCGCGCCGGGCCATTCCTCAAGCCCGAGATAGGCCCCGGCGGCCTCAAGCACCGCCGCGTTCATGTTGCTGTCGATCATGGGGTTTCTCCATGCGAAAAGCCCCACCGAAGCGGGGCGGAGTTCTTTGCGCTTTCCGCAAAGAAGTCAGGGCTTGGGTTGCAGCTTCTCCAGCTGCGCCTCGATCCGCGCGATGCCGCCCTGGATCGCCCGCAGGTCGCTCGACTGGCTGGCCTGCGCGATTTCCAGCGCCCGAATGCGCAACTCGCGGGCCTGCGCGTCGGCCTGCACTGAGACGATGGCATCGGAATGTCGGGTCACGTTGTTGCTCAGGGTGGTGATCCACATCACGCCAATGGCGCTCTGGACGACTAGAACGGCCAGGGTTGCAATCGGCACCCGCCGGTCGAGGTGCCAGGGTTCCCTGGGATGGTCGGTCATTCCCCCACCCCCGGCCACTCGATCACCGGCAGCCCGGCAACCACTTCGGCAGGCAACGGCACCGGATCGGGCGGAGCCGCCCACAGGCCGTAGACCTGCGCCCAGACGGCATCGCGCCATGCAACGAACACCGCCGCCTCCGCCGCCCATGTCGCATTGGTGCTGGCGACATAGGAGGCAAGCGACACACCGCTATCGTAGAGCCGGGCCACGGCCACCGCATCGACATGAGCCTGCACGGCAAGGCGGTAGTCCTCGGCGGATGGGAGCGGAGGCGTGGCGGGTTGCCATTGCTGGCCGTCCCATGTTGCGCCCGCTTCGGGCATGAGGGGCACCTCGACGGTGCCCTCGGGATACCCCGCAAGGATGTCATCCGGCACGTCCGCATTGGTCTGCCAGTAGCCGATCTCCGGGTGGTAAAAGCCGTGGTCGCTCATGATCTCAACTCCATCCACCGGAACATCGTCCCGCTGCTGACAAACCTGTAGTAATGACCGCTTGGCACCACGCCGGTGACCGTTGATGTGCCTGAGAAGTTGAAATCACTGATGGTTCTCCAAGTCGTGTTGTCGGCCGACACCTGGAGTTGGCGGTCGATGAACCCACCGCTGCTCGTGACGGTGACCGCGATAGCGCGGCCATTAGCGTTCTGGTAAACCGTGTCCTTCGCGCGGGAAGCGGTAAGATCGAGCCACTGCACCCCCAGCCCGAAAATGGAGCGCCAGACCCCATCGCCGTGCAGAACGCTCCAATCGGCCCCCGTCCCGCTGGCGTTGATGTCATCGGGGACGCTGATCTTGTTCTTGCCAGCAAGGGTGCCGAGGTAAAGTAGCGTCCAGACCGCTGCCAGATCATTTGCTTCCAGCAGCGTCCGCGCGAAGGCGGTCAGGTCGGACGTTGCCAGCGTGTCGGTGCCGGTGGCGTAGATCAGCTTGTCGGCGGCCAGCGTCAGGGCCGCCAGAGCGGCAAGCTTGGCGTTGTAAGCCTGAATGTCCACGCCAGGCTCCAGATCCAGCGCCTGCTGAGCCCCGGATTTGGTGGTTGCTCCCGTGCCGCCCGCGACAATGGGCCTGGCGAGGTTGAGGTCGTTCGTCAGGTCGGCAACGAAGGCGTTGTATTTCGCGCTCTCGATCTTCGTGATCGGGGTTCCCGTTGTCCCGGCTGGCGGGCTGTAGATGTTCGAGCCGTTGCGGGGCATCGGCGTGGCTCCTTCTTGTGGGGCAGGGATTGACCGGCCCGGCGGCCGGGGTCATCGTGAACGGGGGTTCAGGGAGGTGACGATGAAGCGATTGGCTTTGGCGGTGGTGGCGCTTACCGGGTGCGTGGAAACGAAACCCATTGATCAAATGGGTTATGCCGAGCGGCAGGAACTCGCGCGCGAAATCCTTCAGCGCTGCAAGGCGCTCGGGATCAAGGATGGCTCTCCGCAGATGGATCAGTGCATCGAGGTCGAGGTGCAGAAGGAGGTCAGCACTCGGCAGGCAAGAGCCGACGGCATGGCCCGCTTTGGTGCCGGGTTGCAGGCCGCTGGCAACAACTATTCCAACGCCATGCGGGCAAACCGGCCTGTGACCTGCACCACCTATTACAACACGACCCGGTGCTATTGACCGGCGGCTCCGCAAACATCATCTTGGCGAGATGAGCACAGATTTCCTGACCAGTGTCGCCGCGGTTCTCTCCGCCAATTTGATCACGGTTGGTTTCGTCGCGGCGCTGGTCCACGCTCAAAAGCGGCCCGGTTTCAACTTGCCGTTCGTGGTCTGGGCGGGACTTCTCCTGCCCCTGATCTTCATCGCCTTGACTATGATCGCTATTGGCCCGCCAGCCCCCCACGCCGGATAAGTGCCTCGATCAGCGCCCGGGGCGCCTGAGAAATGGTCGGCAGGGCGCCAGTGCCTCCGTTTGCCACCAAAGCCCGGACGATCTCGGCATTCCGACTGGAAAGAGCCTCCGCGCCCTTCCGAGCGATACCTCCGATGCCTACCCCCGCCACAAGTCCGGGAAGGCTACCCATGTAGGCGCCGGTCGTCGCGGCGGCGGTTTGACCTAACCCGCTACTGAACATGTTCAACACCTTTTCCGGGAAGCTTCCGTTCACGACACGGCGCATTGCCGCTTTCTCAACTTCCGAGAAGCCGCGCGAAAGCTTGTTGCTCTTCAAGATGCGGGCAAACTGGTTGCGGATGCCACTGGCTCCGCCGCTGAGGTAATTCTCCGAAGCCTCCATCGCGTCGTCAATCAGCTGCGACTTAGACATTCTCGACCAGATGTCACGGGCCTTTCCGATCAACTCTGGCAGTGCTTTTGCATCCCCTGCACTGACCTGATCTGGGGTCAGGTTGCGGACGAAATCGTCCACCCCTTCGATGGCAGTTGTTCCGAGGCGGCTTTCAAGCGGTGTTGCCATGTTGGCGGCAGGAACCCCAGCCTTGCGGCGCAGCAGATCAATATCCTTGAACGGGATGCCAGCGGCTTTGGGGTCCGTCGCCGCGTCTTCAAGAATAGCCGCGACACGAGCGGACTGCGGGGTGAGTGAACCCATGCCTTCATCGAGGCCAGCACCACGCATGCGCCCGGTAACATCGTCCACCATCCCGGCGAAGGCTTCCGGTTTGACCACGACGCCCGCGTCATCAACTGCTTTGTAGGCAGCATTGCCCGCGGCTCGCAGTTCTGCGGTTGTCGGGGCACCCTTGATGGCATCCGCGATAGTCTTCCGTGTCGCGTTCCACTGGGAAAGCTTGTTGATGCCAGCCCCGATTGCGGGAGCTACAACCCCGCCAAGCGCAGCCCCAAGGCCAGCCCCCCAAATGGCACCCTCAGCGCGATCAGCCACACCACCCTCACCAGCGCCCGCACCGGCCATACCGCCCTCAATCGCGCCCAGAGACGCCCCCTTCGCCATTACCCCGTGAACCGTTGCCGATGGGGTTGCCAGCCCTGTAGCCTTCCCCAGCGACAGCGACGACGCCACCGCCCCCGGCACATAGCCGCCGTAATAGGCCCACGGGTTTTTCTGCGCCCGGCGGTCCATCTCCCGCGCCCGCTCGACGGCGAATTGCTCGTCTCCGCCGGTCACGGCTTCCAGCTTGCCAATGGCCTCGTCACCGAAGTTGAAGCCAAGCCCCTGCATCGCGCCGAAGCCGAGCGACGGAATAGCGCCCATGTCCAGCGAAGGATCGTTCTGGATATCCGAGAACCCGCCCGTGCGAGGGTCGGCGACGAAGCCCTCCGGCACGGCGCCCGCAGCGATGGCCGCACGGTTGGCCTCGGTCAGCAGCCGCTTGCCTTCCGCATCATTGCCCGCAGCGAAGGCCGCCATGGCCTGATCGGTGATCAGGTCGGCCTCAGAGGGCGAAGACGGGGTGGCGGCGGGGGCAGCCTGCGGGGCGCCATACTTCGCCCACGGGGCTGCCGGAGCGGCCTTCTGATACTTGGTCCAGGGTCCATCAGCCATTACTGCACCTGTTCCCAATTCGCCGGATCAGAGGGATCGCCGCCCTTGAAGCGGAAGCCGTCTTCGATGGCCCCGGGCTGCAGCCCGCCGCCCGCAGCCGGGCCATTAACCGTGGTGCCACCTGCGGACGGATTTGCACCTGCCCTTGCGATGGCCGCGATATTGGCCTGCTCAGTCATCGCGACTTGCCGCGGGTCCATGCCAGACTTCATGGCCTCGACAGCACGGGCGCGGGCCAGCTTCTTTGCCTCAAGAACAGCCGGGCCATCACCGGGGCGAGGAAGGTATGTGTCGCCATACAGGCGCTGTTCATCAACCGTGATTGCAGCGCCGGTATCCTTGCGGAGGATGGCCTGAAGGAACTCGTTCCCCTGATTTTCGGCGGTCTGATAGTCATTGCCCTGCATGTATCGGCCGACTCCGAAGGGCAGCGACCCCGCGGCGCTCTCCCCGAACGAAAGCAGGGCACCGGGGTTGCCATCCTCGAAGGCTTTCAACGCGCCCTCTGCCCGGGTCGCGAACACGTTGTCTTTGCTCTGCCCTTCGGTCAGCTTCATTTTCCCGGCAGTGCCCGAAGCGCCCCGCACGACGATAGGGTTGCCGTCCGGGCCATAGATGATTTCCTCTGTCCCGCCGATAAGCACGGGCGGCCCGCCGCCTTCGGGCTTGAAGTCCCAGACCTGCCCGCCGACAGCGCGATAACGCTCGCTAGCATCTCCGCCAAGAGCCTTCACCCCGCCGACACGCTCCCACTGCTTGGTCTGCGGGTTCCACTGGCCGCGATACTCCTGCCCGGTTTCCTCGTCAAAGAAGGTCTGGGTCTGAGGCGCTTCGGGGTCAGCATCCGGCGCATACTTCCCGACAACGCTGATGTTGCCCGCGCTGTCCGTGCGCACGAGGGTGCCGTCATCCATCTGCATGAAGTCGTATTTCGGCGCCGGGGGCTGGCCCATGGCTTCCAGTTCCGCCATGCCCTTCGCCACCTCGATCTGCCGCAGCGGATCGCCAGCCTGCACCTGCTGGTCGTAGATCGTGGTCAGCACCGAACGCTCTTCCGGCGATAGCCAAGGGTTTGCCAGCGCTACGGCGAGCGCCTGCGGGTCAATGGAGGGCATCGCGGAATTGGTCGCCGTGCTGGCGCCAGCAGGGGCCGCTACGGGGCCGCCAAGCTGCCCCCCGTGCGTCCGAGCGTAGTCCAGAAGGCTCGTCCCGTAGGCGTCGGACGGGTTGTATTTCCCGCCGCTTTCCACAAAGCGCTTGGCGCCAGCAGCCCCGCCCAGATGCCCCATCGCCACCAGCGCGCCGAGGTCCATGGTCTGCCCGTTCACCACAGCACCGACATACGGCGCCAGTTGCTTTTCAAGGTCGCCGAAGTGCCAGTTTTCCGCGGCGATCTGCAACGCAGGAGATGCCATGAACTGCTCGGGAGTCGTGCCCTGCGGAATTGCGCCCGCGTCCATCGCCTCTTGAAGCCGGGCCTGCCCGAATTGGACGCGGCCATAGTGGCCCCGCTTGCCTCCGGCGCCCATTTCGTTGTTTTGCGCCCCCCAATTACCGCCGCTTTCCGTGCCGATCAGCGAGGCGCGATACCCGGCTGTCCCCTGATCCTTGCCGAGCGCCGTCATGGTATCGCCCGCGATGTTCACCGGGTCGTTAGGGTCGCCATACCCCGGATCGACCCCGAGAATGTTCATCGGCCCGCTCTGCCCGGACGTGCTTTGCGTGGTGCCGCCAAACAGCCCGGAGAACAGGTTCGCGCCCTGCTCCCGGCCCTTGCCCTCGATCTCGTCCAGCTTCCGGGTTCGGATGCCGGTGGCAACCCCCGTCGCAAGCTGGCCTAGACCCTCGCCGATGTAGCTGGCCTTGCCGTATTTCGGCTGAAGCATCGCCAGCATCGCCCGTTTGTCGGCAAGCTGCTGCGGGGTCATGTTCGGGTCGTAGGAGAAGGCGCCCTTCTGGAAGATGTTCATCAGACGGCCTCCCCATAATTCACGCGCATCAGGCCGTCTCCGCCCATGGCGACCGCCCGAGGCTTCTTCTTCGCCACGTCCTGCGCCTTGAGGCCGATCTGCGTCTTCGGCGAGCCTTTATAGCGGAACTTGAAGATGCCGATCCCGTCATCGGTTTCCGCGATCTTCTCCATGTCCTCCTTGGCGTTCTCATCGGACAGGGAAAACAGCCCGCCGATGCCGCCCAGAAGCGAGCTCAAATTGGCCTGGTTCTGCTGCCACGATGCCAGATTCTGCTTGTCATAATTGGCGATGATCGAGCCATTGTCGGTTGTCGCCATCGGCGTCACGTTCGGGTTGGTCGAGAACATCGGCTGCGACACCTGCCCGCCGCCCAGAAGCGCCGAAATCTGGTTGATGCGCTGGTTGTCCTCGGTGAGTTGCTCGTTCACCGCCTGCCCGCGCCCGGTCAGCAGAAGCTGATTGTAGGCGTCGTTCTGGTTCTGCCCGAGAAGCGCCATTTCCCGATCATAGGCTGCCGATCCTGCCTTGATCCCTTGGCTTGCCAGCCGAGACCGCAGGTCCTCGTCACGCTGCGCGAACAGCGGATCAAGCCGCGTCCGCCCCAGATCGAACAGCCGCGCCTCGGTCGCCTCGTTGCCGATGGTGAAGTTGCCGCGCAGATGATCCGCGAGCGTCCCGGACAGATCGCTGCCCAGAGTGGCGAGGTTCAGGCTGGCGCCGTCCTGCTGCGTCTTGATGGCCTGTTGCTCAGGCGAAAGCGTCGTCGTCACCGAGAACCGCGGCACCTGATAGGTCTGGCCGGTGTAGGGGTCGGTGACGGTTTCCATGCCCGTGTTGTTGAACTCGCGCGACCCGTCCGGGCCGTATTCGTTCATGTTGGTCATCCAGGCGTTGCCGATGGCCGTGGACAGGTTGGTGCCGGTCGTCGCCGCGCTGGTTTCGCGCGGATCGGTCGGTGCAGGTGCCTTAGCGCCCATCTGCATTCTCCTTGTGCCAGCCGTTGGCCGTCCATTCATCATCGCCGAGAACCATCACCGTTTCGGCCTTGTCACGCCCACGCAGGCGCGGAATGTCGTAACGCCTGAACCCGTAAGCCTCGAACCTGCGCCCTAGCGGCCTGTCGGCGTCCATGCGAGCCACAACAGCCTGAGCGCCCATCTGATTGAACGCATAGTCGAACAGGTCGAACATCACGGCCCGAGACAGCCATCCCTTATCGTCGCTGGCCCCGCTGACCTCGATCACTCCATGCCGGGGCTGCCAGTTGTGGAAAAGGACCGCCGCGACGATCATGTCGCCCTTCGCAATCGCCATGATGGTGCCGGTCTGCCATCCGGCTACCTCTGCTCCGATCCGATCCGCCAGAAACCGTGCAACCGCTTCGTAAGCCGCCCCGTCGCGGGGGTGCAGCCAGATCCGTGTCACGCCACCGTCGCCCCGACATGAAATTCCACGTCGATTGCCACCAGTTCGACCTGCGGCGTCGGCCCGATGCCCATGGTGAGTTGCAGTCCCGGCGCAATCGTCGTCCCCGTCACCCCGGCAGACACCCAAATCGCCTCGCTGGTAAAGACCGTGTCGGCATCCCAGACCGCTACATCCCAAAGCCCGACGTCCCAAAGATCGGCGCCATAATCGGGCACCGAAGACGGCGGTGGCGGCATTTCTTCGGAAAAGTCGGCCAGCGCACTCAGCTGCGGGGCAATCGGGCTGCCCGTCTGGAACATCGCCCGCATCTGCCGCACCGACTTCTTGCGGCCGTAGACCCCCATGTGCTCATGCTGGCCCAGATAGGTCGCGGTGTAGATCGCGCCATCGTCAGAGCCGCCGGAGTCCATCAGGTAGACGCAGTTGTCGGCCGCGCCGAAATAGGGGTTGTCGTTGAAATAGCCGAGGCAACGGGTATCCCACCCGGTGCAGAGCGACCATGCGCCGGTCAGCAGGTTGACGGCGAGACAGGTTTGCGTGGCGCCCGAGGTATCCGGCTGGGAGACGAACATCACCCCCCGGCGCGGGGCCTTGATGATCTGCCAGCCGCCGAGGATCGTCTGCGCCTGCCGCTGCCAATAGGGCGCAATCGGCGTTGATGCAGCCTTGCTTTCAATGGCCGCCAGATCGGTCTGGATTGCCGCCGAAATCGGGATCAGCCCGACCTCCGTTGCCAGCAGCAGATCGCCACCTGCCTGGATGAAGGCGTTCACCCCGAGCGGCTTGGGCATCGTATAGACGCCTTGCAGCGACCATTCGCTTGCCGATCCCGGGTTGGTTCCGGCGTAGACCGCGATTTCGCCTTCGGTCGAGACGAAGACGCATTTGTCGTCCAGCCCCGCGCCGGTATCGAGCGACCATGCCGCGCCGAACAGCAGCGCGCCGCCCTTGCGGAATATGCCCGCGAGAGAGAAAGAACTGGCCGATCCTGCGATGCTGTCCACCGACAGATACCATGCGTTCATCGTGTTCTTTTCCACGAAGAACAGCCGGTTGGCATAGGACCAGACCGCCGACAGGTCCGAAGTCGCAACACCAGTAAATGCGGGTGAAGACACCCCATTAACGGTTGTCCATGTCGAGCCGTCGAAAAGTTGCGCATCGTCGGCACCGTTGACGGCATAGAGAAAATCCCCGCCAGCGGTGCCGAATTGAACCGTGGAATATTCCCCTGCCGTCTGGCCCGACACATCAGCGGTGAGGGGCGTCGTGGCATCGGCCGGGGCCGAAATGTCGAAGATACCGCCCGCCGTGGCCGCGAAGAACTTGCTCAACGTGCTGTTGTAGGCAAACAGCGACGTGACCGGCGCGTCGAGGGTGCAGTGCTTCACCGATCCGCCGCGAACCCGCACACCCGTGGTCGTGCAGAGCCAGTTTTCCAGCCTGCGCGCCCCGGCAGGCTGCACGGTCGCAAGGTTCTCGTTCAGCACCCAGCCCCGCACGGGCGCCGGGAAGGTGAAGGACGACGCCAGAGGTGGCGGTTCAGCCCCTCGGCCCCTTGGCGCTGACTTCTTCGCCCGCACGTCCATCAGATGCGGCTCCGGTCGTTCGCGCGGGCGAGGTCTTGCAGCGCAGCCTCGAACTCCGCTTCTTCCTCCTGGAAGTTCATGCCCTTCTGCTTCCGCCACCGGACGATCAGCGCCTTGGAAAACAGAGCCTCGTCGATCAGCGGCGCATCCGTGTCCGAAGCAAAGGCCGCCGTGCCGTTGTCGCACCAGTTCAGCGACTGGTATTGCACCGTGACTGTCGCGCCATTTGCCAGATAGGGCCAGAGCGTCAGCGTCTCGCCCTCAAGCAGGAAATATCGCGGGATGCCCTGCATCGGCGCCAGTCGTGACCATTCCTGCCGGGTCAGCGGGCGGACAATCGACGTGCCCGCCATCACCGCCACGCCGCGATTGAGCCGGGCAAAACCAGACGGCAGCGCATGGGCCAAGTTGGTGCCATCGCCGGTCAGGGTGGCACTGGCCTGCAACTGCCCCCAATCCACCCGCCGGGCCAGCTCCTCGCCCGCCTCGTTGGCGAACTGCGCCGCCTCCACCCATTCCCGGGCGGGATTGCTGATCACGGCGGACGGCACCTTCATGCCGGTGTTCGTCGCAAGCGCGCTGGCGATGGTCAGCAGGGTCACGGCGTCACCCCCGGCAGGATGATCCGCGCGCGGCTGTAGCGGGCCGAGGCGTCCACAGCGGCGACCTCGGCGAATTCCATGTCCAGCAGCGCCTTGGTGGCCTGCGCCAGTTCCAGATCGCGCAGATACTTCGCCGCCTCATAGCCCACGGCGTAGAGATAGAGCGACGGATGGCGCAGCAGAAGCCAGTTGTTCGCGGTCATCGAGAGGGTGAGCGATGGCAGCGCGGCGTAGTAGTCCAGCCGCTTGGTGCCGTCCGAATTGACCAGCAGAAAGCCGTCCGTGATCGCGTAGAAGCCGTTGTCGTGGCCTTCCTTGACCATGTGCACCGGCTGCTGGATGAACTCCCGCCCTGCGCCGTCGAAAAGCCCGATGGACTCCAGGTAGTCCCCCGGCAGATTTGCCGACCCGTTCAGCACGTTCAGGGTGATGGTGTCCATCATCTCCCGAACCCGCAGGCGGCTGTTGAAGGTGGCTTCGGCCATCTTCACAAGCCGGGGCATCACATCGGCAATGTCGGCATTGGCGACATGCTCGATGACGGCGGTCTGAAGGTCGAGATAGTCGGCAAAAACGCTCATACCCGCCCATCCTTGCTTCGCCATGCCCGGTTGTCGCTGTCGTTCAGAAACCGGCTGATATAGGCGTCGTCGCCCTGCCGGGACGCCTCGGCCAGCCTGTCATGGAAGACGTTCAGCGGGATCGAGGCGACCTTGTGCCAGTCGCCCATCCATCCCTTCTCGGCCGCATTCCGCATGTCGCGGTTGGCCTCGATAGTGTCGTCAACGACATAGTCCGTCCTGAACGTCTGCGATCCATCGGGGTTGGACCGGACCCAGACCGTTCGCTTCAGTTTGAAGTCGTGGTCGAACAGGGTCCAGTCACCATCGGTGATGCGCATCACTTCACCCGTTCAAGGATGCCTTTTTCCATGCCTTCGACCAAGGCCTCGATGGGCACTTTGATCTCGCGCCCCGCGGGGATACGCTCGCCTTCTTCGGTCCAGTAGTCCCGCAGAACGCGGGCCGTTACCATCTTTTCAGCAGCCATGTCGGCCTCCTGTGGTAAAGGCAGGGCTATGACAGCCCCGCCGGTTGATCAGGTCGAGGAAGTCAGGCCGAACACGTCAGCCACCACGCCGAGGCCGCGTTCGTTCGTCACCTTCAGGGCGCCTTCGCCCAGCATGACGAACTTCTTCGCGTCGCCGGTCTTGGCAACCTCCTTGTCCTCCTTGATCTTGCGGAACCAGCCCCACTTGAGGAATTCCGTATCGACCAGGAAGGCGTTGCGGGCGAGGGTCGCCGACCCGGCCATGACTCGGTTCGGATGGACCACCACCTTGCCGAACGGGCCTTCGTAAACGTCCGCGTTGGCGACGATGCTGTTGTTTTTGCCCGAAGACGCCGCGTAGCGGAACGAAGCGACATTCGTGTCCGACATGAAGGTCACGAAGACCGACTTGACGTAGGGCGACACGAACAAGTGCCGGAAATTGGCCCCCGAGGTGTAGCCCTGCTGCATCACGCCATCCAGCAGCGTCTTGGTGAACGCCCGCTGGGTGCCGTTGGTCGGCGCCACGGTCAAGCCGGTGCCCGAGTTGTAACCCCCGTTGGCGCCGGTCGCGCCGCGGGAGACGTTGGTGGTGATCCAGGTAGGAAGCGAGCCGCTTTCGCGCGTGGCGCCGCCGACCGAGGCGTTGGTATCCACGATGGCAAACTCCACGTCCTTGCGGAGTTCGACGGCCTTCTTCAACTTCTGGTATTTCACCTTCTCGACGGAACCGGCGTTGTCGGTCGCGTCCTGGGTGCCAGAGATGATGCCGCTTTTGCGCATGATCTGGGTGTAGTTCCCCATGCGCACGGCAGGATCGGTCGCACCGAAGACATAGTCGTCGCCCTCGGTCACGATGTTCTGCTCCGGAGCGGCCAGAGCATCCGTCTCCCATTCGGGATGGGTGCCCTTGAAGGCCTCCTTCTCGATCATGGAATAGATCGGGGTGTCTTCGGGCGTGATGCTGGACACCACGTCCGACAGTTCTTCACGATTGCCCTTGGCGCTCGTGGAGATGAAGGTGTTGGTAACGACAGCCATGTCGTTCTCCTTTCGATGATGGGGTCAATCCCAATCGACTTTCAGGGCATCCCTGATGGAGCCGGACCGGGTGAGTTTCTTCATCGCCTCGGCATTCCCGTTCGCCTTTGCCACCGCGGGCTTCTGCGGGGCGACCGGCGGGGCCTTCTCGGCCTTTGCCTTGGCCGCCTGCATGGACTTGGACGCCTTCAGGCCAAGGGCTGCATAGTGAAGGGCCGCGAAGATGCGGTGATCCGTCACGCCTTGCAGATCCTTGAGGGTGAAGCCCAATTCCTCGGCCGATGACACGGCTTCGGTAAAGAACTTCTCCCGGCCTTGGGGGGTGCCTGCCTCGGGAAACCGCTGGATCAGCTTGCCCTCTTCTTCGCGGACAAGCTTGGCACGGTCTTCCTTGGACAGGGCCTCCTTGATCTCTTTCGGCGCCTGGCCGATCTCGATCAGCTTCTGCAGTTGGGCCATACCAGCCTGATGCACCGCCATCTCGCGGGTGTATCGGGCCGGATCGCGCAGGGCCAAGGCATGGTCCGGCGCGGGCGGGACAAGCCCGGTGAAATGGTCCACCATGGCCTGCGTGATGCCTTCGAGGCGTTCGACTTCAGTCCTGAACGCAGTCCGCTCGTTGGCAAGCGCCTGCGTCTTCCGGCTGTAGTCGTCCTGCCGAAGACGGTCCTTCACCAGATCGGAGACTTTCGCCTTGGTCCCGTCCGGCAGGGTCACGACAGCCTCTACCGAGGCTTCGATCTCCGCGGGTTCGTCTTCGGTTGAAGCGTCCTCTTCGACCGCTTCAGTCCCATCATCGGTGGTCTCGTCGGTCTGCACCTGCTCGGTGTCCTGATCTTCGTCAGGGTCGAACCAGTCCAGCGACTCGGCCGTGTCGTCTGCTTGGGGGGTGACGTTATCGGTCCCGGAGTCCGGGGTATCGGGTTCGTCGGTCATGTGGATTCCCTGTGCGGGTGTTTGCGCGCGGCTCAGGCCACGGCGCCTTTCTTCGGCGGGGTGTTGCGAAGCGCAGCCTCGCAATCCTGCCGGAAAGATCGGATTTCACGGACCCTCAGAGAGGCCCGGAAGCGTGTTTCATCGTCCTTGGCGTAGATCATCGCCTCGATGGCGGCGTGTTCCAGCCCGTCGAAGACCTCCCCGAATAGCGGGTTGGTCAGGATCTGCTCCGCGAGGGATGCGCGCTCAGCGGGCGTCATTGCCGCCTCTCATCTGCGCCGAAACCAGCCCTTCCCGGTGCTTCTGCATGTCCGCAGCCAGCGTCATCTGCATCTTCTCACGCTCCCAGGCGATGTCCTTATCCTTGAGCATGATCTGCGTCTGCCGGTCGGCCTCGGCTGTCTGCATGTCGGCCTGCAACTGCGCCAGTTCCTTGTTCGCCGAGACCTGCGCCTTCTTGTCCTCGGTCTGCATCGAGGCTTGCAGCTTCGCCTGCTCGATCTGCATCTGCGCCTGCATCTTGGCCTGCTCCACCTTCACCTGCGCGTCGGCCTTGATCTGCTCCGGCGAGGGCTGCTGCGCGGCGGCCTGCATCTTGGCCTGCACCTCCTGCGGGTCAGGCTTGGTGAAATACAGGCTTGGCGTCCGCAGGCCAGCGGCCTCGACCATCTTGGCAATCGAGTTGTAGACCTGATCTGGCTTCACGAAGGGATTGTCTGGGCCGAATGCCGCCAGCAGCTTCTCCTGCAACATGATGACCTGCTGCATGACCATCATGTCGCGCTCACGCGTCCCGGCGCCAAGGCCGGTGTTCACGCTGCAATCCATATCCGCATTCCACTGGCGTGGATCGAATGCCACCCACTCGTCGCGCAGCCGCACGGTGCGGGGAATGTCCTGGTGCCGGATGATCAGCCGCAGGATGCCGCGGAAGAACCGCCGCAAGCCCTCGGCCGCCGTCCGCACCATCAGCTCCGTCTGCCCGATCCCGGCCTGCTCGATCATCGCCGACGCCTTGGCGGTCATGTTTTGCAAGGCATCGGGGGCGAGGCCTGAGGACGCATCGGAAACCCCTGTGCGCTCGGTTGCCTCGTTGTCCATGTATTCCAGCATCCCGAAGGACTTGTCGGCGACGAAGGGCTTCACATCGTAGCCGATGGCCGCCCGCGCGTCGGTGCCCTGCCGCAGCCGGATCGGCAGGCCGAACTCGGGATTGAGCACCGCCTCGGGATTGAGAACCACGCCCTCCTGCATGACCGGCTGCGCGCCGTTCTGCCAGTATAGGTTGTCCAGCGTCTGTCGCAGCAGCACGGTCTGCGCGCGCTGAAGGTCCATCAGATCATCGGCGAGGGAAATACCCTCCCACTGATGCGGCTGCGACATGACCTTGATATCGCAGTATTGGACCTCGTCGCATTCCTCGTCCAGCAGCAGGTTCTTTTCGGCCAGCCCCCCGGCGAAGCACATGTGCCGCAGTTCCGCTATGCCGTCCTCGTCACGGTCGAAGCGCACATAGAGGTCGTAGTAGTCCACCAGCACGTTTGCCGCATGCAGGTCTTCGGATTTCTCCGTCACGTCGCGGCGCAGGCTTTCCTCCGTGTCGTCATCATCGGACGCGCCGAGGCTGTAGACCGTGTCTTTGTCGTAGCCCATCGCCACCAGCGTCGAGCGGCTGATTTCGGTCTTTTCCCCGACAATCGGGCTTGCATCCAGATCGAGTGCGTCGGGGTGGATAAGGAAGTTCTCCCGCGCCACCGCGGCGGTGCAGACCTTGCCCTTGCGCGTCGTCCGGCGGATTTTCAGATCATGGGTCAGGATCGGCTGATCCCCGACGAATTCCTCCGCCTCGGTGTGCTCAAGCACCTCCACTTCGGGATCACCCGCCAGCAGGGCGAAGGACTGGTCGTCCAGCCCGGAATGCCGGGAAATCTTCGCCTCGGTCTTCTCGTCCCACCACCATTTCAAGATGCCATTGCGCAGCAGCAGGGCGTCGTGCAGTCCATCCTCGATGGTCGGGCGGATGTTGGCCTCCGGCACGGTGACGAAGTTGACGAAATCCGTTGCCTGCTGCGCGCCTTGCTCGTCGTTCTGGCCAACCGGCATATATTCCGTGACCTGATCGGATCCGAGAATGGTCCGACTGAGCGAGGGCAGGACTTTCTTGACCTGCGCCCGGACCAACCGCTTGACCATGGTGGAGCGGTTGGGCACCGCAGGCGTGTCCTTCATGTCGCCGCGATAGTATTCGGTCGCCCGGATGCGGTCCTTGGACATGGAATCCGCATGAGCTTCCGCCTCGCGGACCATCTGCGCGATGGTGGCAATAGCGTCCATGTCTACACCACTTTCCAGGGCCGGAATTCCGGCTCTTTTCGCCCGTTCGCGGGGAGTTCATACGCGACCGCAGCCAGCCCGAAAGCATCCGCACCATGGCTGGACCAGTCATGTTCAGGCCCCAGACCGATATTCCGATCCTCGTCGCGCTTCTCGTGATACCAGCCGATTGCGTCGATGCCCGGCTGGCACTTGTCGTCAAACCACATGCTCGGGAACAGACGTCGGGCTGCCTCGACCCGCTTCATCGCTGCGCCCGTCCCCTGATTGGCGATCACCTGCACATCGAAGCCGGCCGCCCGGAGGGCGCTTTCGTAAGACACGTCATGCACCCGGTCATTGGTCGCGCCGTCATGCGGCAGAATGCAGAGTGCGGCGCCATAGCCCTTTTCGCGCAGCCAGCCGATGTGCGTTGCCAACGGCTGACCTTGCGCCTCGTAGTAGTCGAGAAACCGCAACTCCCGCCCGACATACTGGACGATCCAGATTGCACAGGCGTCAGCCTTCGCTCCCGTGCCGCCAATGTCCCAGATCGCCCGGGTAACCATGAGCGGATCGGCGGCGACCTTGCCAATCCGGCCCTCCGCCCTGGCCTTGGCGATGGCCTGCGCGTAGTAGGCGCCCGCGTTGACCGTCACGTAGTCGCCCTCCCAGATGTGGGCGTATTGGTCCGGGTTGTCGCGCAGGCAGTCCTGCCGCTCAGCTTCCAGCACTGAAGGGAACCACGGGTTACTGTCCCAATTGGCGCGGACAACCACCGATCCTGTCGGTGGAGACGCACGAAGCATGCTGTCCACCGGATCAGTCTTCCGCCGGGGGTTCCAACTGAAGTGCATCTCGGACGAAAGCCCTAGGCGGGCGCTTTCCCATCGGATTGTTGGCCGCAAGAGTTGTATCGACCGGGGCGAGAGGCTTTGCGCTTCCTCGACCCATGCGCGATGGAACCCTTCCAACGATTTGATGCTGTCGGCGGTGTGATCCTGCATGCCCTGAAAGATGATGACCCCATCTCCGGGGGTCTTGATCATCTCATTGAAGACCTTGAATCCATCCCTCTCGCCAAGACCGTATTCGTTCAACTTCGCCTCGATCAGCGACTTGGCGGAATGCTTGAGTGACTTCTGCACTTCGCGGATGCAGACCAGCCGCATGCCCTCCTGCGCCTCGCCGGGGAAGCGCAGCGCGTCCTCCACCTCCAGCCCGGCGAAGAACTGCGATTTGCCGGAGCCGCGCCCGCCGTGAGCGCCCTTGTATCGTGCGGGGTGGAGCAGAGGTTCAAAGACCTCGGCGGTGTCAATCGCCAGAGTTTGGCTTAACAATGCGACGCTCGATCACATGCCGGATCGGTGGCGCGCCATCGTCACCGCCAATTGCCAGCTTCTCACCATAAACCTTCGGTCGCAGCTTGCCCGCCATCCACTTGCGGGCGTCGATGCGCAGGCGACTGCGCTGGATGTTCTCGCCGTTCGCCAGCCAGCCTGCGTCATCGGCGGCGCGGCTCTCCATCCAGTCGTTGCGGGCGTCATCCGCAATGTCCAGCACCTCGTCAAAGAGGGCGTCAGCCTGCATCTCTCTGGCTCGCGCGTATTGGTCGCGGAGGGCGGCGGCGGTCTCGGGTTGCAACCAGCGCAGGACAGTAGCCTTGTCTGGCATATCACTGTCTGCACAGATCGCCCGCAGGCTTTCACCATTGGCGATGCGCTCGCAGATGGCGTTGAATAGCGCCTGGCTGAACTTCGTCATCCGCCCCGCCTCCCGCTTATGCGTCGATCAGCGCCACCGCATCGCCCTGCGTCATCCCGATAGCGGTCGGGACGCCTGCGGGACAGAAAACGCTCGTTGCGGCCGTCGCCGTGCCGCCAGACCGGGCATAGACCGCCGTTTCGCAGAAAACGATGGCGACCTCGCTTGCCCCCGCCGTGATGCTGGACAGCGCTGATGTGCCGGAGGTGGTGACGGTTGCAGAGCGGCTGATTTCGCCGTCGAGGATGCCGGGGACCTTGAGCGGCCCGATGCTGACATACGCCGTTGCCATGGTGATCTCCTGCTTGTGTGCCCCGCCTTCCGCCCATCGCCGTCCTATGCAAGCGCGGAGCGCCCGGCCTCGAGGCGTTGACCCTGTGACGGGCTGGTGCGGCTATGTCGGTTGACGGGCTGGCCGTGGGAGTCGAGGCCGGGGTGGATGGGTGCCGGAGCCGTAGCCCCGGCGAGGACCGGCAATGTCGCGGCGATCAACCCGCGATGGCCCGGTCGGACCTGAAAAGCAAAAGCGCCCGCAGTTGCCCGGGGCGCAAATGCAAAGGGGCAGGCTATGCGCCCACCCCTCGCGATGATGGGAAGTTGCATCATTGACGGCGATCTGTCAACAGCTTGAGTGCCTGCACGGCCGCAACACCGGATGCAGTGGGCAACGTATCCCGCCACAGGCTTCCGTCGCCCATGAAGCCATCCAGCGCGCCCCGCAGCGCCCATTTCATCTGCGGGGCGGGCAGGGTCTCGATCCTGCCGCACCATTCCAGCCACCGCCGCTCTGCGGCCTCGTCCTTCTCACCGGGGCTGCGCAGGTCCACCCGCAGGCTGGGATCGGTTTCCATTGCCTCGGTGAGCATCGGCGATGCAGCGCCCTGCGGATCGCCGGTCTGTCCGATGATGCGCATGAGGTAGTTGCGGCGGGCGGCGCTGAGGTCTGCCCATGCCTCTGCCAGATCGGCGCGCTCCTGACCCTCGGACAGGGCGAGGATGCAGCGGCCCATGTCGGACTCGTGCAAGGGGCTGCCCTTGTCCAGCTTGCACCGGGAAGCGCGGGCCTTGTGGATGGGCGGCGGCGACTGGTCGATATCAGTCCTGCGGCCTTGCCCGATGCGCTGCGGCGCAGTCTCTCCGCCCGGCAATGTGATGCGGGCCTTCTTGCGGCGCTTCTTCGCGCCCTTGGTGTATGCCGCCTGCTTGTCGATCTTGCTCATGTCATGCCTCGTTTTGATTTCACCGATGCCCCGCAGATGCCCGGAGAGGCCCGCCAGAGGGGCTTTGCGGATTTCCGGTGTCAGCAGGCGCGCAGGCATCGGATTGCGCTCCTGCGGCCTCTCCTGCGCGGTGTGGGGTCATGCTGCGGCTTCCTGTGCCGCTACGTCGCAGTAGGCTTCGATGAACGCCGCCGCTTGCTGGGCAACGATTGCATTGCCGTAACCGCGCAGTCGTCCCACGCGCTCGGCAGCCCCATGAGCCAGCGGGAATGTGCCGGGTTCAACTGGCCGCCAGCCTCCATCCCTGCATCCGAGCCAGTCAGCATCTCGCCAGTGCCCGTTAGTCGGGCCGGGCCTGCTATTCCCGCGAAATCCTGCAACCTCTGCTGGTTCTTGATGCCGTCCACCCGGTGCATGATCACCTCGCGCGGGGACCGGTCGTTGTTGCAACTGGTGGTCGGCCAGCCTGCCAGCCTCGCCTCTCCCGGCAGCTTCAGGAATATCTCCATCTGGCCGTCCCGCGGCTTCCCGTAACAATGGGTAGACCCCGTGGAGTCGTTGACGACTGGCGTTTTCCATCCCGCCAGCCAGACCACACGCCACAGCAGGCCATTCAGCGGAACGTTCACATCCGGGTTGCCCCCGTCCTTCCAGTCGCGCGTCGTCGCGGTCGGCCACCCAGTAAAGCCGTTCCCGGATGTGCGGAGCGCCGATGCCCGCAGCAGGGAAAGGCACCGCCCCGCAGGCGTAGCCCACGGCTTCCAGGTCAGTCGATACAAGGTCGAGCCATCCAAGGCCGTCCTTGCCTGCAACCTGCTCGCCAAAGACGCGCTCAGGTCCGCAGACCTCGATGAGGTGGAAGAATGCGGGCCAAAGATGCCGCTCGTCATCAAACCCTTTGCCTTTGCCTGCCGGGCTGAAAGGCTGGCACGGGCATGATCCGGTCCAAACCGGGCGATCATCGGGCCAGCCTGCAAGGCGGAGCGCATGGGACCAGACGCCGATCCCGGCGAAGAAGTGGCACTGGGTGTATCCCACAAGGTCAGTTGGAACGACATCCTCGATGCTCCGCTCGTCTACGTCGCCTGGGGCGATCAGGTTTTGCTTGATGAGTTCGCGCAGGGTGGCGGCTGCCCCGGGGTCGATCTCGTTGTAGTAGGCCCGCATCACGCGCCCCTCCCGGTATCGGTGATGGCGCCGACGATGACGCCGATCGGTGAGCCGGGCAGGTCGCCGCCGCCGAACAGTTCGGGGATGCGCGACAGCGACTTCGCCAGCGCCTCGGGCGGGATGCCGTGCTGCAGGGCGATGCTGACGATGACGCAGGCGTCGGCGATGGTGGCCTGCATGTGCCCGCCCTTCGGCGTGTCGGCGAAGACCTCCATCGGCGCGGCGGTGCCGGGATGCAGGCCAATGGTGACGGAGAAGGGGATGCCCTGCCATTCGGCCTCCACTGTCCGGGAAGGGCGGCGGTTGGGCAGGGCGGCGCGGGTGGACTTGGGGTTGAAGGTGTGGGTCATGCGTCGACCCGATAGGGCTTGCCACGATCATCGACCAAAGGCTCGCCCCAATAGGACAAGGTTTGGATGGCATGTCTCGCAAGACCAGGATACTCCCTCAGCCAACGGCGCGCCGTTGGCAGAATTTGCCCCTCGAGAATCTGCAACTCTGCGGCGGTCAGGCTGTCCTTGGTGCGATGGATCGCGGAATCATGCTTCATCTTGGCCTCCAAAGGTCTTGGGTCGGAAACCGGCTCGGCGCATGATCTCTGCGGCCTGCTCCGGTGTGCAGCGAGGGGGTCGGGGCGGCTCGGCAACCGGAGCGCGGACAAGTCGCGGGCGTGGCATCGCCTCGATTGCCAGTTGGTAGATGGCGGCAGGGGTCGGCTTCCGCTGCGAGGTCCGCATATGCTTCAGGCAGGCCGATTGGATGGCATCCTGAGGAAGGCCTTCCAGCACATCCGCCCAGTCTCTGCCGATAGCGGCCGTCAATTCCACCGGATCATCTTCGCGCCAGTAATGGCTGAGAAGGGTCAGGATGCGGCCCCCGATCCACTCCCGGTGAGCCGACCGCTCCGGCAATGAAGGCGTCCATTCGGTTTGCTGTGGAAGGTTTTCCATGGTTTCCACCTTGGATTTGCACAAATTTTTGCTGTTCTGGCTCGTCGCCCCACCGGCCTCCGTTGAGCCATGAGGCTGGGTGGGATGTGAATTTCGGGTCCTGCCCCCGCCTCTCAGCCGCATATCGTCGGATTCCGCTGAGAATGGTTTCGGCTGAGGCCTTCTTTCGGGCCTTGGCGTAGGCAGGGAATGCCCGATCCTTTGCTGCCTTCCTCGGAACCTCTGCCCAGAAAGCCTCGAACTCGCAGCGCAGCGCGTCAGAGATATTCTTCTCTGACGGTTCCTTGATGGTTCCTGATGGTTCGGCGGAACGCTGGTTCCGGGTTTCCGGGCGTTTCGTTCCGGGTTTCTCGACATGACGTTCCGGGTTTGTCATTCCGGGTTTGTCATTCCGGGTTTCTGGTTCCGGGTTTGCCGCCCGCCCCATCAGCACCCGGTAGTGACTCCTGCCGCCCCTGCCGCCGCCCACTCGGACCTCGATCCACCCGCCATCTTCCAGCCTGCGGATCACCCCGCGCGCTCCGCGCTCGGTCATACCGGCCTTCTCTGCGATGCCGATCATGCTTGGCGACCACTCGCCGTTGTCCGTGGCATAGTCGGCCAGCGCCAACAGAACCAAGCGCTCAGATGGATCTTTGGGGCCGTTCTCGAACACCCAGGACATGACCTTGATGCTCACCTTTGCGCCCTCCGCGCCTTCTCCGCGGCGATGCCGTAGGACACGGTCGAGTGATCCAAGCCCAATGCCCGGCCGATCTCCGACAGCCCCATGCCACGCTCGGCGGCGGCCAGCATGACTATCTGGCGCGCGCGGCAGACATGGGCCTTGCGGCTTCGGCCGTAGATTTCCGATGCCGGGATGCCTGTGGCCTGCGCGACGGCATGGACGATGGGCTTGATGCAGCGCGCGCGGGTCTCTGCCGCCGCGGTGCAGGCGTCAATCTCGGCAGGCGTCAGGATGCCGGTGATGTTGTCGTGCTTGCTCATGGCATCGGCTCCGTCTCGCTGGCGCTGATCTCCACGATGATGCCGCCGTCACGGCAGCGCTCGCCCATGGCGTAGGTGATGGAGAGGTGGCGGTCGTTGACCTTCATCGCGTCGGCAAGGCCGTCCTGCCCGGCCTTGAAGGCGGCGATGCAGTTGTCCATGTCGGGCTTTGGCCCTTTCGGCATCGGGCAGAAGGTGACGCGGATCTGGCCTGGGGATGCCTTTGCCTGGCGGGCCAGCGCGGCGGTGTGGAAACGGTAAGCCTTGGTCGCCCGCGCTTTGGCAAAGGGGCTGGGGCGATGGTTTGGCCACAGTCCATGATAGGGCCATGGAAGAAGGAACCTCATGCCCGCCCCCTGTCCAGGATGGTGTGCACCCGCTCATAGCGGGCCGTTGCTTCCGGGCTGCGGTTGTTCAGGCGGATGGCCCGGCGGGCGATGATGATGTCAACGTCACGCCCAACTGCCGGGCGCGCTGGTGGAGGGCTGCTATCTCGCCCTCGAACGGCTCGCGACAGAACGGCGCCGATCCAGTGACCAGCCGATGCCAACCAGCCAGTTCCCCGGCGGAGAGCCTGCGGATCATCGCCAGCTTGTGGGTGATTTCCTGCGGCGTCATTCACGCGAAATCCCCTCCATCCATCACGCCCGGAGGCGGTGCGTGTTGTTTGCGATAGGCTCTGACCGGCAGAGCTGTCGGATTGCGGCGGGGCTTGGTCTCGTCGCGCGGATCAGGGGCGGTGATCTCCTGCTCCCATGGCATCCGGGGCAGCGTGACGGTGACAAAGCCGCGCTGGCAGTGGCTCTCGGGGATGTTGCCGCAGTGCTGCGGGGTGCGGACGACAGCTTGGCGGCGGTTCATGTTACGCATCATCCGCCCCCGTGCTGCGCCGGACGCTGGGGATGGGTTTGCCCACGACGATGCGCCCGCCGATGTCGATGGCGAGACGGCCGTGCATGTCGGTCTTGACGAAGCCGCGCGCGTCGGGCGGTTCCAGCGTGGTGCCTTGGGCGGTGATGGTGCCTGCGATCTCGACGCAGGCTATGACGCAAGAGGGAGAGGTCATGCGCGCCACCCATAGGCGGCCATAACCGCCTCCCGAGGCTCGCCGCTCTCCGCCAGATCGGCGGCGCGGATGCGGTTCGTGATGACGCGGACGGCGCTGTCCGACATGCCGAGCAGCCGCCCGATGACGCCAGCGGACACGCCGTCGCAGCGCATGTCCAGCATGAGCAGGGCGCGCTCGTCCTCGCGGCGTGATGCGATGCGCCACGTCATTGCCGGGTCTCCCAGATGCACCAGACGATCAGGCAGGGGATCAGCAGGGCGATCGGCAGGGCCATCCCCGCCGCGGCGCAGGCTTCCCATGTGAGAGGGGAGGTCATTCCGCGGCCATATCGAACAGGGTCATCCCGTTCGCCTCTGCCTCGGCCAGGAATTTCGCGGCCTGCGCGGCATACTCCGGTTTCAGCTCAAACCCGATATAGCGGCGGCCTTGGCGCAGGGCTTCGTATCCAGTCGAGCCAATGCCGTTGAACGGATCGAGCACCAGATCGCCGGGGTTGCTGTAGAGCCGCAGGCAACGGTCGATCACATCCAGCTGCAGCGGGCAGATGTGGCGCTCATCATCTTGCCCGCGCGCGAGACGGCCGTTCAGCACGTTGCCCTGCCGCACGGTCATCCATACCGGCGATGCCAGTTCCTGCCACCGCTCTACCGGCAGATCGTCCGGGGAATGGGTGATCGGTTCCGGGTTGGGCTCATCCTTGCGGAAGAAAAGCATATAGTCGGGCATCCCAACCCGGCTCATGGCGCTGTCTTTCTTCAGCTGCTTGTATAGCAGTCCAAGCGCCTTGGTGCGCTGCATCTCGACGACCGGATCTTTCCAGATCGTCGCACGGGCGTGGTAGACAAAACCGGCATCCCGGTGCGCCTTGATCAGGTCGCCGGAGAAGTCCTGCAACCCGATGAAGCCATCCTTGCCCTTCCGCGCCGGAAGATCGGTGCAGTGAACGCAGGTCATCCGGCCAGGCTTCATCGCGCGGTAGAGGTTTTCGGCAAAGAAGCGGTAATGATCGAAGAACTCGCCATAGCTTCCGCAGTTGCCCATGTCGCGCTCACTGTCGGAGTAGACGAACAGATCCGCGAACGGGGGGGAGAAGATCGACAGGTCGATCAGCCCCTCGGGCAGCCCGGCTAGGGCCTCGATGCAATCGGAATTGTAGACGGCCCATTTCTGGCCCTGATAGTCCGGGGTCATGCTGCACCTGCGATGAAATTGGGGAGAGTGATCTGCGGCGGGCGGGTATAGGCCACGCGGCTGGAAACGGTCTGTGCGCCGCGCATCGCATCGGCCATGGCGCGCTTCATCTTGTCGTGGTCGTCCGATTTGCGCTGGACGTTCCGCCAGATGCTTTCCTCGGTCTCGGCCATGACGATATGAGCCGTGACTTCTTCGGTCTGCCCATAGCGCCACGATCTGCGGACAGCCTGATAATACTGCTCATAGCTGTGCGAGATGCTGGCGAAGACCTGCGTTCTGGCGTGTTGCCAGTTCAGGCCGAAGCCTGCGAGTTTCGGCTTTGTCACGATCACGCGGGCCTTACCGAAGGTGAAAGCCTCAAGCGCGGCTTCCTTCTGATCGGCGGTCATGCTGCCCTTGACTTCGATGGCGTCAGGAATGGCCTTGACCAGAGCCGCGCTTTCGTCGTCACGCTCGCACCAGACGATGACAGCGCCGGTGTCTGCATTGGCGATCTGCGCCGCATGATCGACCCGCTCGCGCATGGTGCGCTGCTTCTCGGCGTGGACGGCGGTTGCCGACTGGTCCGGGATGCGAAACAGCAGATCCCCGGCGTCAATCGTCAGATCGACCCCGACGGTATGGATCTGGTTGTGCAGAGGCGGCAGGATGAACCCGGCATCATCCCCGCCCATATCGGACGGCAGGGACGCGGCCCGCGCCCACGACGACACCCAGGACCAGAAGTCCTTGACCGCATGGCCCTTGAGCCGCCAATCCTGGCTGGCGGTGGACGTATCGTTGATGAACCACCGGCAGAGCATTTCCATGCTGCCCATGACGCCGAGAAACTCCGCATGGGTGCCGAGTTCCATGTGATCGTTAGGGGCCGGGGTTGCGGTAGCGGCAAGGCGGAACGGCGTCTGTGCGAACGTCTCGACAAGCTGCCGCTTGGTTGCGCCCATGAACGATTTCAGGATGGACGACTCGTCCAGGACAACCGCGCCGAAGCGGCTGGCGTCCATCTTGGACAGGCGTTCATAGTTGGCGATATTGACGCCGCCGAACACGTCTGCATCTTCGCGGACGACACGAGCCTCGACCCCGAATGCTTCGCACTCGCGCTGCATCTGGCGGGCGACGGCAAGCGGGGTCAGGATCAGCGATGGCTTGCCGGTGTGCTTGCGGGCCTCATCGGCGAAGACCGCTTCGCAGCCGGACTTTCCGAGGCCGGTATCGAGGAACAGGGCGGCACGGCCCTTCTCCAAGGCAAACTCCACCGCCCTACGCTGATGCTCGAATAGCCGATCCGGCAGGCCGGACGGGGTGAACCCGTGGCGGGCAGATGAGATTGCCTTGCTGGCGATGAAGTCGCGGTAAGCGGCATAGTTCATCCCGCCGCCCCTTGTTTCGATTGGGGGGCAGACACTTGATCTGCGGCGGACAGATCCACAGATGATGGATTATGAGCGCGCATCTTGAACAGTTCCGGGGGGCATTCCCGCCCCTCAGCGTCAGCGATGGCCTTCACGGCGAGGAACCACGATGACGGGAACCAGCCCCGAACAACGGCATTGCTCACCGCCGTGGGGAGAACCCCAAGGGCGTCTGCGATGGTCTTGCGCCCGAGGGCGTCGGCAAGGTCGGATGCTGTGGTCATGATGGCACTATATCCACATAAGGTGGATTACATCAAGTCCACATTTGGTGGTTTGCCGAGGATTTCACATTTTGTGAATCATCGGGCCATGTCTGACGAAGCGCAGTTCCTGGATATTGGCCGGCGGCTTGAGGCTATCCGCGAAGGATTCTCCGACCTCAACCAGCGGGATTGGGCGGAGAAGCACGGCTTCGGCGTCTCGACATACAACAACTGGGTGAAGGGCATCCGCCGCATCCCGGTCGAGAACGCCGAAAAGCTGTGCGACCTCTACGGCGTGGATCTGGACTTCGTGTATCGCGGCAAGAGGGACGGGTTGTCGGAGAACGCGCGAAAGGTCCTCTGATCGCAACGGCCCATGTGCTTGACCACATGGTCGAGCGACACATCAAGTTCATCGGCGATTTCGATCATCCGATCCAGGCGCCGGTCGATTTCCGTCTCATCCGTCATCACATCCTCCCCAGAAGTTGACTGACTGGCAAACCAGCCAAGCCTTGCACAGGACGGCAGCGCGATAAGCCCGCGGGGCGGGAACGGAGTGTTGAGGGCGCAGGTTGACCGAGATCATTCCTGCATTCGGGATGCGTGTTTGGCGGGAGGACACCATGCGCAGCTACAATCCGCTCCCCGAGGTGATCCACCTCCACAGCACGCCTCGCGCGGGCTTTTTGCTGTCCGCCAGCATGACCGGTGCAGGCCGAATCATCCGCCATTCCCGGCCCTCCTGACCCCTCGTTGACCAGCTGATTCTAGCACGCGGGGGAGGGGGTGGGAGAAAAAAATCCACGTTAGGTGAATTTCCCTCTTGATAAATCCACAAATGGTGTATTACCTTCATCCCATACCAGCACCCCGCTGGCAGGCCCCGAGGGGCGGATGGAGGAAGAGAGATGGCAAGTAAAAAGCTGACGCCGAAGCAGGATGAAATCCTCAGCCACATGTGGAGGTGCCGGTTCGCGCGGTCGATGACCCTGACCGACTTCTCCAAGAACACCATCAACTCGCTCACGCAAAAGGGTCTCATCGCATGGGACCCGGACGCCAGGACCGGCCCGCCCGCATTCGGGCTTACCGCATTCGGGATTGCCTTCTGCGAGCAGGAATATGGCCCCCGGATCGCCGCCTGACCTCCGGTTCGGCGCCTCGCGGGGCGCCATTCCCGAGGACAGCCTCGATCACCCCAACCAAGGAGAAGACCATGTTCACCCCGCAGTATTTCCCCGCGTCGCGGGGCGCACTGGAAGGCCAGATCCTGACCGACGAGGAAATCCGCGAGATGGATCGCCGGATCGTCTGGACGGCGCTCCGTCGGGTCAGCCTGCCGCCCGCGCTGCCCGCGTTCCGCCCCGAGCGGCTGAACTGAGGGGGCGCGTGATGATCAGCTACAGCAAGCTTCCCCCGCACATGCAAGACACCGCCCGGCTCTATGTCGAGAAGGGCATCCCCGGCGGATCGTTCTTCACCGCCGTTGTCTCCAACGACCTGATGCGGGCCTTCGCCCGCGCCGATGAGCAGAACACCGACGCCATGCGCGATTGGGTCATGTGGCTCTACAACGACGCGCCCTGCTGGTGCCATGGCAGCCCCGAGCGGGTGCGCGAGTGGATCGCCCGCGGTGGCATCGCTGGCGGCGCCGATCAGGAGGCCGCGTGATGGGGCATCATCCGCTCTCCCGCAACTACGACGCTTGGCGCCTGTCCACCCCGTGGGGCCATCACCCCATGCCCCGGACACGCACCGTCACCGCGCCCCTGCTGATCGAGGCGGGCGACATCCAGATCGACGGCGAGGGCGAATACGACGCCGAGACCGGCGAACTGGTCACGGTCTGGGCGAACGGCATCGCTCATGCGGTCCACGAGGTTTCCGCGATGCTGGCAGTCTTCGCCCCGCGGCAGACCGGCGCGTGGGATCGGGACATGGACCCCGACGATTTGAACGAGCGGCTTGAGCGCCAAGCCGAGACCGATGCCTGCGATGCAGCCGACTACCGGCGCGGCCTCGACGACTGAATTACTGCCGGCGCGGGGCTGTCCCCCACTTCCATGCCGCCCGCGCGGAACTAGCCCCCGGCCTGTCCTCCCTGTTGGCCGGGGGCCTTTTGAAACACCGGAGACCGACATGAACGCCGTCATCCAACTCCACGACCACCGCCCCGTCGAGCCGCTGCACATCGTGGCTCACCGTCTCCGGGTTGCCCGCGACGTGATGCGCGAGGCCGATCTGCACCGCCCGGAGTTTGTCCGGGAGTGCTGCGAATACCTCATCGAGAACGGGAACGCGCATGAGCAGGTCGAGGCTGAGGCCCGCCTGCTGGTGATGCGCGCCGTCGAGCGCCGGCATGCGTGGTGCATGGACCAGCCGCCCGCGGTGAGGCGAGCGCGCCGGGCGATCCTGACCGAGGCCGTGCTTGGGTCGGTTGCCGTCGTTCTGTCGGCATCGTTCGCGGTGTCGATGATCGTCTACGTGCTGGCGATGGTGTGACGCTGTGACCTGCGCCCTCTCCGCCGCTGTCCTGATCGCCGCCGTTGCTGTCGCGGCTGTCTGGATGACCAGCACCATGATCAACCTGCAAGGGAGGGGTGAATGAACGCTCTCACGGATTTCCCTCTCGACCCCGCCGCCGAGCAGCGCCGCATTGACCGTTGGTCTCTGGCACAGGCTCGCGCGTGTCTCGCCGAAGCTCGCGCCAAGAGCCTGCCCATAGCTATCGCCCACCAGCGCAAGTCGGTGGTGTCGCTCTACCTGCGCATTCGCCGCCAACGGAGGCCCGCATGACCGACTGGACCCGCATCACCATGGAGATTGCAGCGTGACCGACCTGACGGACATAACCCCCATCGGACGTCGGTGGCCTGCCGATAACCGCTATATGGTGCAAGCAGATGGAACGATCATTGGTCCATCCGGGCGCGCGCTTAAGCCTCGGCTGCACATGCATGGATATATCCGCATGTCGCACATTGTCGGCGGGAAGCGTCGAGACGCCTATGTCCACCGCGTCGTCTGCGAAACTTACAATGGACCTCCGCCTTCTGACACTAGTCAGGTAGACCACATAAACGGCAATAGGTCCGACAATCGCCCTGAAAATCTTCGTTGGGTGAGCAAATCTGAGAACCTGGCGGGCAGAGCCATACGATCTGGCGAGACCCATCCAAATGCAAAGATCAGCGATGCCGACGCGCGTTTGATCCGCTTGGCAACTGGGTCTCAATCACAAATCGCATCTCGGTTCGGGGTCTCCCGGGAACACGTGAGAGACATTCGATCAGGAAAGGTCCGCAGCAATGCCGCATGATCTACCCCCAAAGGATCACAACAACCCGCCCGATCTGATTGATGAAGCACTGGCGCCGTTCGGCGACGTGATTTCCGAAGCCGAGAATTGGGCAGACGGTGCTGCCGTCGAAAATGAAGCCCAGATGAAGGCGGTGGACGCCCTGATCAAGGGCATCAAGGACGCCGAGAAGGCGGCGGCCGACGGCAAGGAAGCCGAATACCGTCCGCACAAGGCGGCCGGGGATGCCGTGATCGCCCGCTGGAAGCCGACGCTGGACGATCTGGCACGGCTGCGGAAGTGCCTGGTCGCGGCAGTCGATGGCTTCAAGCGGCGTCTGGCTGCGGAAAAAGCCGAATCCGAGCGGAAGGCCCGCGAGGAAGCCGAGGCCAAGTTGCGGGCGGCACAGGAGGCGCACCGGCTGGCTGATGCTGCCAACATCGAGGCGCAACGCGCAGCCGCGGGGGCTGAACGCGAAGCCGAGGCAGCCCGCATCCGCGCCGCAGTCGCAGCCAGGGACACGGTGAAGGGCCTCCGGCTGACGTGGTTCCACGAGGTCACCGATGAAAGCGCGCTCCTGCGCTGGATCAACAAGCACGACCGCGCCGCGTTGTCCGCATTCGCGGAGGAATACGCCCGCACTCACCGGACGGACGGGATTGCCCGTGACGGGATGCGGGCATGGCAGGAAAGGGTGGCAGCGTGATGGATTGGACTCGCATCGCCGTAGAGCTGCAAAAACCGCTCGACCCCGCCGCCATCAAGCCGCCACCGAAGGGAAAGTTCGGCGAATACGTGGACGGATACCACGTCATCACCGAGGCCAACCGCATCTTCGGCCATGACGGATGGTCCTACGAAATCACCCGGCTAGAACAGACCTCCGGGCAGGTCTACGACCTAACCGGCAACAACGGTCCTTATCAGCAGTATCGTTGCAGTTTCCTCTGCACCGTCCGCGTGGTAGTTGGCGGCGTGTCCCGCGAAGGCGCAGCGGTGGGCATGGGCAACGGCAAGCCCGAGAACACCAGCGACGTGATCGAAAGCGCGGTGAAGGAAGCCGAGACCGACGCCCTCAAGCGCGCCCTGCGCAGCTTCGGCAACACCTTCGGGCTGGCCCTCTACGATAAGGACAAGTCAAAGCGCCAGGTCGGCGATGCCAACGAAGTCGCCGAGATCGTCGCCCAGATCGAGGCGGCGAAATCCGGCCGGGAACTTCTCGACGCCGTGAAGTTCGCCAACGGCAAGAACCAACTGGACAGCGTAGCCAAGGCCCGCGTCGAAACCCTGCGCCGCATCGTCAAGGGCGCCCCGACCTTTGACGCGCTGAACGCGCTAGCCAAGCACTTCGCGCCGGACTGGCGCGAAGTGAAAGCCGACGCCGATGCCCGCGCTCAAGAAATCACCCTGAACCAAGAGGAAGCCGCCTGATGAAAGTCCTGAAAGAACTCGCCGTTGCCGTTGCCAGCTACGAAGACCGCAACACCGGCCAGATGAAGAACCGCTACAAGAACATCGGCGTCCTGATGGAAACCGAGAACAACGGCCAGGTGAACCGCTTCCTGATGCTGGACCGGTCCTTCAACCCCGCCGGGGTGCCGTTCAAGCAGGGCAGCGACAAGATCCTGATCAGCATGTTCGACCCGAAGCCGCGCGACGGCCAACAGGGCGGCACGTCCGACAACCAGCAGTCCAGCCAGCAAGACGGCGGATATGGCGCGGCGCGGTCGGGCATGGACGATGAGATTCCGTTCTAATGGCGCGCTACGCGATCACTCTGGCAGGCCCCATCGCCATTGCGAAGGCGCGGCTCTGGCTTGACCGGGCTGCGCAACTCGGCTGGCGCGTGGAGTTCAAAGCCCCGAGGCGCAGCCACGAGCAGAATGATCGTATGTGGGAAATGCTGGATCGGGTGTCCAAGCTGATGACCATCAACGGCCGCAAGTTCGACGCCGAGGCATGGAAGTGCATCTTCATGAAGCAGCTTGGCAAGGAAGCGCAGTTCCTGCCGACGCTGGACGGCACGGGTTTCTTCCCGACCGGCTTCCGGTCTTCCGACCTGTCGGTGCGGGAAATGTCGGACCTGCAAACCTTCATCGAATCGTGGTGCGCCGAGCAGGGCGTTGACCTATGGGAGGCGGCGGCATGATGCACCCCGGCAACCTCGCAAACCGGCCTCCGCTCGGGCTGAAAGGCGCGAAGCCCCGGCGCTCACCCGGCCACATGGCCCGCGTTGCCGCCCTGCCGTGCATCTGCTGCGGCGCGTGGCCGTCCGAGGTGCATCACGTCATCTGCGGCCGCTACAGCCAGCGCAGGGCACCGGACACGCACACGATACCGCTCTGCTACCTGCATCACCGCGGGGCCGATGGCATTCACACCCGCCGCGAATGGTGGGTGCAGACCTACGGACCGGACACCGACTATCTGCCGGTAGTGCAGGACATGCTGGCAGGGCAGTTCAACAGCCCGTGGAGGGAAGGATGACCGCCCGTGCAACCCCCACCCAAGCCCGTATGCAGCGCGCGATCCGCGCGGCAAGAGCGGAAGGTGCCCGGGCGGTCGTAACTGCGACTGGCGACATTCTGTTTGTCGAGCCCTCCGATCTCCCTCAATCTGAGCCCGCCGAACCCCCGGCCAACCCATTCGATGCATGGAAAGCAAAGCGCGATGCAAGTCAGGCTCAAGGGCATTAACCGCGTGACAAAGACGCTCGCTGACGGCCAGCGCGTGACCTATTACTATGCGTGGAAGGGTGGCCCCCGCCTGCCCGGCCTGCCGGGAAGCCCTGAGTTCACCGCCGCCTACAACGAGGCCGTGAAGCAGAAGGCGCAGCAACCCGCAGGCAGCATCCAAGCCGTGCTGAACGCCTACCAGGACAGCCCGAAGTGGCGCGATCTGGCTGAGCGGACGCGCCGCGACTATGCCAAGCATATCCGCCAGATCGAACGGGAGTTCGGAGATTTCCCGCTGGACGCCCTGCCCGACCGCCGCACCCGCGCCGAGTTTCTGGCATGGCGCGACCGCATGGCCCTGAAATCCCGCAGGCAGGCCGATTACGTCTTTGCGACTTTCGCCTCGATCCTCGCTTGGGCGCATGACCGCGGACTCATCCTCGCCAATCCCTGCGAAAAGCCCGGCAAGTTGTATCGCAGCGGCCGCGCGGAAAGTATCTGGACCGATGCCGACGAGGAAGCTATGCGCGTGCTGGCACCGCCCCGCATCTGGCTCGCTTACATGCTGGCAGTCTGGACCGGCCAGCGTCAGGGTGACCTCCTGCGCCTGCCGTGGAGCGCCTACAGCGGCAGCCATATTCGGCTGCGGCAGAGCAAGACCGGCCGCCGGGTGGTCATCCCTGTCGGGGCGCCGCTCAAGGCCCTGCTGGACGCCACGCCGAAGCAGGCGATCACGATCCTGACGACCACGGCCGGCACGGCATGGACGAGCATGGGTTTCAGCGCGACATGGCGGAAGGTGGTGGCGAAGGCGCAGATCACCGGCCTGACCTTCCACGACCTGCGCGGCACCGCCGTGACCCGGCTTGCCGTTGCGGGGTGTTCGGAAGCCGAGATTGCCACGATCACCGGGCACAGCCTGCGGGACGTGGGCGCGATCCTCGATGCCCACTACCTGAGCCGCGATTCGCGCATGGCAGAAAGCGCCATTCGGAAACTGGAAGCGCACGGAAAAGGAACGGATTTACAATGAAGACAGCCAAGGTCCGCCTCATGCTCAAGCGCTTCGTCTCCAGCGATAAGTATGCCGTCATCGATTCGGACCTTATCGATGCTGTGATGATGGTGGGGCCATGGTATTTGCATACCCCGCCCAGGTCTCGGACCCACTATGCAATCGCGCACAGCAGAGGAAAGAGATTCCGCCTGCATCGTTTGGTGATTGGCGATCCGGCGGAGGGGATGGAAATCGATCATATAAATGGTGACGGCTTGGACAACAGGCGTGAGAATCTCCGCTTCGTCTCGCACTCTGAGAATATGACGATGGCGCACAGACTCCATCCATTTAAGCTGCGGGGTGGCAGCGGGGTTAACAGAGTTATCAAACGGCTTAGCGATGGGTCCTCCGCAACATATTACTATCACAAACCGACCAGAACCAAGCTTCCCGGGGCGCCGGGAGAACCGGATTTTGAGGCCGCGTTGGAGCGAATCTTGAGATGATATATCAAACTGAGCGCCCAACCGCTCATCATCTGAAATCAGAAATGGAGGCTAAGGTGTTGATTTTAAATGGCAGGGGCAGCAGGGCTCGAACCCGCGACCTACGGTTTTGGAGACGGCTGCGCTCCACTGATTCGCCTGCGCAATATTTCCAACCGGGCCTGAAAGCGCCTGTTGGAAATCAATGCGTTACGGCGGTTTTCCCAACCGCCCCCACCGCCTCCCTGGTGCAGCCATGAGCGGGGTGGGGAAAGACGGCGGGGCGGACATCCCGGCCTTCCCGGTGACCGCAGGGCAGCAGGTCTATGCGACCGGCATGTCGCAACGTGATTGGCTGGCCGGGTTGGCGATGGCAGCGACAATCGCCAGCGAAATGCATTCGGCCAGTATCTCCAAAGTGGCGCGCGAGAAGAACGTCAGGCCGACCGAACTGCTGGCGACGATAGCCTACGAATACGCCGACGCCATGCTTGCCGTGCGTGGTGACGCGCCATGACCTGCCCCGACTGCCGCGACACCGGCATCATCAGCCGCCCCTACATCGCTGGCGTGGGGAACTCTGTTTCCCCGTGCGATTGCCAGAGGGGCAAGGATTTCATGGCCGAATGGGATCGGCAGAGCGCCGCTCTCCGCGCCCGGCAGATGAATGCGGAACTGCCCGAGGCCACCCGCGACATGCTCAAGCTGAAAGGGATGATCCCATGACCCGCGCAGAAATCCGCATTGCCGCCGCGAAGAAGCGGGCCACAGCGGCCGAAGCGAAGTGGTCGGATGCTCTGGCGGCCAAGCGTGAGGCAACATGGAGGATCAAGGCGGCCCATAACCAGCGCATTTGGCCACTACGTCGCAAGATGGATGAGGCTTACATGGCCGTGGCTGTGGCGGAGCTTGCCGCCATGGGCATCAACCCAATGAAGACAATCATCCTCTGGCATCCGAGAGGATACACCGCGCCATCTGCGCAGAACAGATACGTCGTGCGGGTGACGCGCGAAGGCTGGAAGCTGTTGGTCCCGGTCGGGAAAACGGGCGTGATCCTCAGGAACCGCAACGACCAAAGCGGCCCGAGCAGATGGGACAAGGTAACCGTCACAGACCAAGAGGTGCAGCCATGACTCGCGACACCAACCTGATCCGCCGGTCGCTGGTGAAGCACAACCGCGATCTGCTGCTGGACCAGGCCAACAAGGCGATGCCAGACAGCGGCGATGAAGAACTGGACCACGGCCACCGCATGTATCGCGCGGGTGTTCGTGACCTGGCCCGGCGCCTCATGCTCGCCCCGGCAGCCGTGCAGGAGCCTCCCAGCCCCGGTGTAACAGCCGGGGCGACGGGGGGCGACGCAGCCGAACGGAATCGCCGCAAGAACATCGTCGACCATTACGCCCAGATGATGGACGCGCAGGCACAGTGCGTCCCGTGTCGTCTCTGCGGCGGCAAAGCCGTGATCACCGATGCGGGGCCGGGCTTCGGCTACACCATCGAATGCGAGAATGCCGCCCGGTTCCGAAAGCCGACCTGCCTGCAATCCGGCACTCGGATCAGTGGCTGGGCATATAACGTATCGGACCTGTGGAACCGGCTGAACGCCACCCCCGCGCCGGTCGTGCCTGCGGAGGGGCCAATCAGCACGTTGGAAATGGTCTACCGCAACATGCCTGACATTCCCGAGTTGCCGGAAGCCTACCAGCCACGGAATATCGCAAGGAGCCTTGCCGCCCTCCGCTCCGCCCCGCCTGTGGGGGCGCGGGTGACGGGCTGGCAGCCGATTGAGACTGCGCCGAAGGACGGGGTGACGGAGGTCTTGATGTATGACCCGGTCCTTGGAATGGCTGTATGGCCGTCAGCTAACAGCCCGTGGCCGAATGTGACCCACTGGATGCCGCTTCCCGAGCCGCCCGCCGCCCTTCTGCCCGCAGGGGAGGGGGGGTGATGGGCAGGCGCATCAGGACGCCTCAACCCAAGCCTGACACTCTGATCGCGGTGTGGGGGCGCTGCGATCGCCATGCCCCGGCCAGCATCGTCTATGTCTACCCCGACCGCGACGGAAAGGTGGACAGCCGCGTACTGTGCGATGCCATTGAGAGCAGACAGTATTCGCCGGACCCTGAGCGATATGGGGCATTCAAGCTCTCACCCTCATTGACCGAGGAGCTGGACGCCCGAGGCTGGGATCTAACAACACTGCGGATCTCGATCAAACGGAAGGCCCGCCCCACCACAGGAGACGCCGATGACCGCACCTGACACCGACACGCCGAAAGAGAAGCGCTGCCCTGCCTGTCATGGCCGCGGATACCGCCGGTGTGAATGTTGGCCCGGGGACTGCATCTGCGGTCAGGACGATCAGGATTGCGAGAATTGCCATGGCGAAGGCTGGATCGATGATTGGGAGGACGACTACGATGCCTGCTGACACCGACACGCCAGCCCTTGGCTTTTGCGAAGGCGACTTGTGCAACCGCAACGGATGCAGCGGATACATCGAAACCCACCCGAGCGAGAATTGCTACTGCCACATAGCACCTCCCTGCGGTTCTTGCACCAGCCCGCGCAACTTCTGCCCGGTTTGTGACTGGCAGGAGAAAGATGATCCGATGGTGGTGATGGAAATCTCCGCAATCTACCTCGCCCCAATCTGGGGCGTCGAGCGTAAGAAGCGCATCCTCGATCCCACCAAGATCGACTACCGCGTCGAGATGCACTCAAACTCGTCGCAGCTTTGCATTGGCGTCTACCCGCCGAATACATCGATGAAGGATGTCGAGGCTGTGGTGCGCGGAACCTTCGGCGGGCGGTTCAACAAATTCAGCGGAGGGCACTTTGAGTATGTCGCATATACCGATTGACACCGACACGCTGGCGGGGCTGCATGTCACGCTGGGAGGCATCACTGTCCCCGACATCATGCACGGCGATAATCTGGCGATCACGCTCTGCACGGCCTACGACAACCCGGATCAGGACCCAGACGAAACCGGATGGACGCCTGATGCAATCGCCGGGCAGGAAGCCGTCCTCGTAGCGATCCGGGATCACTATGATCCTGCCATCAAGTGCGTCATCGCCCTCCGCGCGCAGGCGGCCAAGGACAAGGCCAGGATCGAGAGGCTGCAGGCGGCGCTGAAATGTGCGCGGGCGCTGCTGCGGAGCGGGGCCGATCTTCTGAGCGTCGAGTCCGAAGCTCTGCGCGAAGGCATCACGGTCAACGGCGAGTTGCGGGCCGACCCGGAGGACGCCCCCGCCGTCGAGGTTATCGAAGATATCGAGGCATGGATTGCGGACGTTGCCGACTTCGTCAACGCCCGCGCCGCATTGGAGGACGGGGAGTGATCAACCTCGCAATTGAAGGAACCACCCGCCGCATTGGCAAGTCGCAGGGGTATCGGGGGCTTTGCGTCAAGGATTTCGTCTATGGCGACGGAACCCCCGCCATGCAGACCGCATGGGAACTGACGCCAAGCGAGGTTGCGCGCGTTGTTGCTGGACAGCCGATCATCCTGACCTTGCTGGGGCGAGGCCATCCGCCAGTGCTGATTGAAGTTGCAGGCCAAGACGCGGAGGACGGTGAATGACCGCCACAAAAGACCGACTTGCGTCCGAACTGCGCAAGGTCGCAGCAAAAGCCAATCCAGGGAGCGCCGCCAAGTATGAAGCACTGGCGAAGCGCTCGGAAACCGGCGAGTTCGACGACTACGCAGACGTGCATGTCTGCGGCCCAACGGCCCTGTGGCGAGAACTGGTGGACCTCGGGTTCATGAAGTTCGCGGGCCGCGTTGCTGCTGGTGAGTTCGACGCCAGCGCCGAGGAAAGCGAGGAATGGGCACGGTCCCAGACCGATCCCGATACCATCCGCGTCATGGACGCATTGGGGATTGGCCCGAACAGGAAGGGTGACCACTGATGACCGACGATCTGAAAGAGCGGCTGAAAGTCGTTGCTCGCTGCGATACCGACAGCACGATGCGCTACTTCGCCTACGCCGTCATGGAGCAAGACCCGGACGGTGATTATGTGACCTATATCGCCGCGAGGGCCCACATCACCGATCTGGAAGCCCGCCTCGCTGCCGCAGAGACCGAGATCATCCGTCTCGAACAAGAGGCGCTGCGGTTGCGTGAGGAACTGTTGGAACAGCGCGG